CGTCTTAGTTGCTTGCAAGAAACCGGACAGCGTAGAAACGAAAATAACGGATGTCTGAATATTATTCACGGTTTTGGTCAAATCATCGCACTTTAAATCCAGCAATCGCTTGTTGTCCTTGCACTCTTTCAATATAAAGTTATTGATTTTACGCTGCGACGTTAATTCGTGTTTAAACATTATGTATTCGCGCTGAGAAAACCAATCAATATCCTCTTTACTATCAGCGATCGTCATTCTGCGTGCCATAACCAAAGCACGTTGAGGCGAAGCGTCAGACAATGCACTAGCCTTAGATGTTCGTCGCGAATTCGGGGGAGATGCCGGATGCGTTGGTGACGATAGATGTAGGAGTTCAGTTGTTTTGCTTTGATCGACTGTATCCGGCACATTAATATTATTACTGCCATTGTATATGGGTATAAGCCCATCATTGGTATTGACCACCATAGTGTTCTCTATGGCTGGATCAATATTGTCTTGTTCAGAACTCATTTACATACTATTTAGATTTTTACTTTACAATAGTGACTAAATACTGTCAGTTACACTGTTGGTCGGAGGGATAGCTGCTTCTACATCAGTCGCAATTGTAGTAGGTTCAATGGGAATAGTCTTCGCAATGCGTGTTTTGGTATTGTGTTGTTGTAAGTAATATAACGCCCAATTGGGAATGTTTGTAATACAGTTCATTATAGTATTATATGTAAACCCTGAAACGATAGTTTCTTGTCCATCCGAGAACTTAATACTATACCACCAATAAGGCGGAATATATAACATATACCCAGGCATTACATCAAATTCTAGGAATTTCAATTTGCTGACGTCGGCCTTGTATTTTTTCTGAGGAGCCCACACATTTACCTGTGACCGAAACTCGTAATTTTCATAATCGTTAACTGGTGATAAGTATTTGCTGCTTTTATATGGTGTCATCTTAATCGTGATCTTGCCAGAAAGCGTAGAAATGAAACGACGGTAATCCTTATGAAATCGTAGAGGCGTATATGCACCGGACGAGCCCATCATAATATCGTATTTGGTAATGACAGTAGTTGACGGTTTGATAAATTCATCGTTTGCGTGAAAGAAATGATATAAGTTTGCGTCTTCTACAAAATCGTGGTTGTGCTCAGTGAAATAACTTGAATGTGTGTCACTCTTTAACAATTTGTTGGCACTTTGTAGCGGAAGAACAACGTAATCGGGAGAGTTGCTGTCAGTTTCTAAGAAGTAGTCTTTAATGTCTTTGACTTTGACCTCATATATGCCGCAAGCGTCTAATTTTTCAGCAGTAATTTCGCTATATAATTCGGGAGAAACCGAGTTGTATTCAAACATAACCGGCTGTTTCACATCGCATACTTCTTGCAAATGGGCATTAGTAGTATAATCCATTTCATATATTTCTAAATCTTCGCTTGTTTTTAATTGTTGGACAATGTGAAGATATAGAATGAGAACAATGACAAATAATACAATGTTAACTATTGACGACATATTATAGTATATGATAATATGTTGTTTTTTGTGTTGTTTACAAACGAATACATATTTTAGTTATATGAGGGGTATAACGAAAATAATTATTGGCCGAGTTCCTCGCGCATATCAACGCTCGTAGTAGGCGACTCGCGCTGAATACCGACGTTTGCGTTCTCAGACGCTAAACTGAATACGCTATTGATATCCGCCTCGTCATTGGTCATTTGAATATTTGATCCCAAATCGGATAGAACTCGGACACGTTCATTCAATAGCATCTTATTCACGTCCATTGTGAACGTTTGTAGACGCAAAATGGTATCCTTTAATGTAGAAATTTCGTCGGCGAGAACTTCAAATCGCATATTGAATTCAGACAAAATTTCGTTAAGATTGCTCGGAGCATCTGATACAGGTATAGCGCTACTTGCTTGCCCAGATGCTGATTTTAAGTTTTCCTCCAACTTACTAATACGCTTGTCAAATACCGAAATTACCTCAGGGAGAGTTAGCTTACGGGGGGCATCTTGGCTTTGGGCTGACGATACCGACGATGCATTTCCGGGTTGTCTTTGCGTGGATGTAGGAGCCGGGGTGGGCGGGTTTATGCCGGCACGACGGCGAATAGCAGCAGCGTTTGAAGTACTCATTTATATGTAAAATATACAGTATAATTACGAAATTTCTCTAAGTTGTTATTACAATAAACATATTTTTAACTAAGTAAATACAACAGACAGTTATATTGTATAAATCCGTCGCGATGATTCGAAATTACGTAGAATATCATCGACAGATAATATGCTAGTATATCCTAATATCGCACCAATGCTTCCTCCAAATGTATAGCCAGGAAAATAAGTATCTGAGCCGATTAACAAGTAATTAGTAGTATTTAATGTGCCGACGTTGCACGTGCCAGTTGTATCGACACTGCCGTTAATATATAACACAACTTGACCGGTTATTTGATTGCGGGTGACCGCGACAAAATTCCATTCCCCAGCATTTACTGATTGTGTAGAATGTAGTGTAATATTATTGCCGGTAGGCGAACTATCGAGATACGATAGTTTATTGTTATTATTTATACCAATCCCAAAATAACTATTTGCATTCGTTGTTTTTGCCGAAATTATAAACATTATGTGCGGTTCAGCCAAGCTATCGCTGACACGCTTAAATGTATTGATCCAAGCACAATATGTAAAATCGCCAGACATAGCAGTTGGGTGAGGAAATCGCATAAAGTTATAAAGTGGGTAATCAGTGTCTATGGTTACTGCATAACTAAAAAACCGAAAAGATTTTATTTTCCAACCTTCATTTGTTGCAGGTATATTACTGCCTGATAGATCTGCATTATATAATATACCTCCAGTACCAATGTTAAGCCATTTCGGACGAGCGTAATTGTAACCGGAATAGCTATTATGATCATTTGCATCAAAATGTATTAGCAAGTTATGTGTAACCAGTGGCACGTAAGGTGTATAAACGAAGCTTTTACGGCCTCGTCTATACTTGGCTAATCCAGTCTGGTTTCTGCTCATTTGCTTGTATCGGTATATATATTATTCAGAAATAACTAATGTGATTATAAACCATATGTCGCACGTTGCGCATTGAAATTATTTAGAATGTCTGCATCGGATAATACACTCGTATTTCCTAAAATCGCACCAATATTGCCGCCAAAAGTATAACCGGGAAAATCTGTTTCAGAACCAATTAATACATATTCGGCGGTACTTAATGTGTTGCCAACATTACACGTTCCAGTTGCATTAATCACGCCGTTAATGTATAATTTGACCTCACCAGTGGATTTATTGCGAGTTACCGCAACAAAGGTCCAATTTCCAGTATTTACTGTTTGGGTAGTTCTGATAGTAATATCCGCATTCGCGTAATTGCCATCCCCATAGGCTAAATAGCCTTCACTATCTATACCGAACCCAAAATCGTTGTTTAGACCACCAGTTTCAGTTGAAACGATAAACATTAACTGATAGTGGTTTTGGTCATAACCTACATCGGTAGTTTTAATCCACGCACAATATGTAAAATCGTCGCTAATTGCATCGGGACGTAAAAAACGCATATAATTGCAATATACGTATGCATCGCCACTTCCTAGGAAATTTTGTATAAATTGAAATGATTTGATGCCTTCATTGTCTATATTAAAAACGGGCAGTTGTAGTGTCTCGGATTCGGGGTCACCTCCCAATAAGGTAGCATTATACTCGGTTCCTCCTGTACCAATATTTATCCAAGTATCTCCCTCGCCTGGATAGCTATTGTAGTCATTTGCTTCAAAATGTATTAATAAATCAGCCGTTATAATTTGTGGCGGAGGAGGGGGCATGGGTGTGGATTGTTCATTTGCTACACAACATCCGTATGCACGACGATAGGCTATTAAACCTGAACGTTTTCTGCTCATATTTCAATATATATTATATATAGAAATATTGGATGCGCATTAAGCTCGCATCGCTGCCTTTATTTGTGGATGATGTTGATAATTGCTAATTTTGAAATCATCTACTACATAATCGTTGATGTTATCCCTTTTATTCAATATTTCTAGCGTTGGGAACTCATACGGTGTTCTTGTCAGTTGTTCCTTTACTTGGTCAAAGTGGTCATCGTATATATGACAATTTCCGCCATAATGGACAAACTCATATGGTTCCAAACCGCAATGTTTTGCAATTAGACAACACAACATAGAGTAAGAACATATGTTAAACGGCGCGCCAAGTACGGAATCATAACTGCGCTGCATTAAGCAGCAGCTGAGTTTATTTCCATCAACAACATTGAATTGAAACAAAACGTGACACGGCGGAAGAACGCCTTCGTCTAATTGTTCAGGGTTCCACGCACTGATTACCATTCTGCGAGAGGTTCTCAATTCAGGATTTTTCAAAGTATCAATAACATTTTGTAGTTGGTCAATGCCCTTGCCAGTATAATCCGCATCGGGGTCATTCTCATATTTCGCATTCCAATAGCGCCATTGATGCGAGTAAAGTGGACCAATTTGTCGCCCAGGCGTATAATGTGATAAACCTCGCGATTCAAGAAACTCCGCAGTAGTATTGCCGTCCCAAATGTGAACGTTCTGATCGGTTAATATTTTATTATCCGTTTGACCTTTAATGAACCACAACAATTCTTTTAAACACGTTTTCCAGGCGGTTTTCTTGGTAGTTAAGATGGGGATTTTGCCGTTTTCAAGAGAGAAATGCATTGCCGCACCAAAGACGCAACGTGTATTGCCGTTTCGCCCGACCTCGTCGTGACCTTCATCTAAAATATCTTGAAGTAAATTTAGATATTGGTACTCTTCGTGTGGTTCTGAAGCATTTCTGTCACGGTTCTTGTATTTGTTGCACTCAACAACACGCTTCAACATTTGTATATTAAGTAACGATATACAACTTTTAAATAGTTTCCACGTATGACATAGTTATTGTCGTGCACGGGTAGTATCTAGGAAATAGCCGGATTTGCAAAATATTATTTTATTACGTTAGTGTATATCAATCAGCAATAATGGAACTTATAACTGAAAACGGAGGTGCAAAGAAGACATTTTTATCGCATGTTTTCTTAACCACCGAAGAAGGACAGGCGGAACTATTAAACGTAATTCAATATGCATTGATGGGTGTAGTGCCAGTGGTTGCATTAAATAAGGCAATCCAGCGATTTATTCCCGAGGCGGATCCCGAAAAGTCAAGTTTAGAACTTTTAGCAGAAATATTCATTCAATTAACGATAATGTTCTGTGGTGTAATAATCATTCACAGAATAATCACTTACTTCCCCACATACAGTGGATTTAAATACGAAAGCTTAAATGCGACGAACGTTGTGTTGGCATTCTTGATAATCGTGCTGAGCATACAAACCAAGCTCGGATTGAAGGTGAACATAATGTTTGACCGTTTAGTTGAACTGTGGAATGGTACATCTAGCAATGAAAAGAAAGGAGCAGTAAAGCAGGGTGTTCGTGTTACTCGTGAACCAATGCATTCACCCAGTCAGGCTGACCATTTAGACAATAGCAACGTGCAGAGCGGAGTTTTCCCCCCGGCACCAACGGTAACGTCTAGACAAGATGTGGGTGGTTATGACCATATGATGCGCCCGAACGGAGGCAACGATTTCGGAAACGCTGGACCAATGGCGGCGAATAGTTTAGTCGGCAGTGCATTTGGTGCATTCTAGACAGATGAGCCATCAACAGTAGCATAAACAATATAATTTGCGCATTAGTGTAAATCATATTGTAATTTATTTGTCAGCAGCAATGCGTTTAATGTTTGTTATGTGACCGTTTAGATTTATTCGCTTTTCTAGAACGCACATTTTTTGAAGATTTGCCACTACGCTTGGTCTTGGACATTTTGTTGGATTTTCGGGAGCGAGATCTATATGTTCCGCCAGGCACCACGATTTCTTGTGGTGCAGGGGCTTCAACTGGATTATTAACAAGAAGAAAGTGCTCGTCGTAATGCTTATTGTGTTTTGCAAGAAGTCCACTTTCTGTGATAATTTTGTTATACTCGCCTTTCAACGTGTCAACATCATAACGGTCATATACGGATGGATTTATCATGTTTGTAAACAGTTCGTGTAACTTATTGTATAAAATAGGGTCAAGAAATTTACCAGACCGCGTTAATGCATACAATAGCGCAATGCCAACGCCATAACTATCCGTAGTATCAATAGATTTTTTAAAAAAAATGCTCCCATCCGATATTATGTGAGCCCCCTTCATTTTGTAGTATGCAGCAGACATACTTTTATTTATATCCGCTAACTGATATTTAGTGGAATTGATTGGCACAATAGACTCAAAAAAATAATCATATATTTCTAATGGTCGCAATGTAACCGGCAACGGTTCATAATTATACCGTTCGTTTTCGTCTGCAATTTTTGCATAATCTTTTGCATTTAAATATGATGTTTCCCAAGGGCGTGACCATCCAGACTGGTTATTAAATTTGTTATAATTCGCAGCATTATACATATCTTCTTTTTTGGTCATAAAACCAAAATCAATAAAGTTCAACCGGTTAGTATCTATATTATATACAATATTGTTCTGGTTCAAGTCGCGATGAATAAGTCCAGCATCTTTAAATACTTTTAATCCGTAAAATAGGCGCGAAACTTCTAACCAGAACAATTCTATTTTATTCTGGTTTTCTGTCGTATCAGTCCAACCAGAAATCGCGTGTGCAAACGTGGTTATGTCTTGCCCGCCATCTTTCATAACTAATAATGCATAATCGCTTAGTCTGTCTGGATAAAATATACTACGTGTAACTCCTGAATTATTGCACTCATCAATCGCATACTTATTCTCGTCGCTGTCTTTAACCTCGCACAATGTGGGAGTTCCTAAATGCATAGTTAATGCTGGGTCTGCTCGTGTAACGTCGTTAAATTCGCGCAGTTCTTTACGCGCATCAAGCTTTAACATAATTTTAGATACAGCGCCAGGAGTTGTGTTAAGTGTATCGTCTATGCATTCCATTTGCGGCTTGTGAACACATCCATATGTGCCGGTTCCAATTAATTCGCCGCCAATTAGTTTGGACATAACCCGTATATCATATCACGAGAATTATTTATGTGTAATATCAATCGAGTTTACTAATTCCATTTTGCGCAGCGATTTTTCAAATGCAACCTCCTTGTCCAAGTTTTTGAATAAATAGTCAGTGCTAGGTTTTTGCTCATTCTTTTTAATTTGTTTATATATCAAATTGATTTGACTTACTGCCGTTGTAATAAGTGGCTTGTTTGGCATAAGTGGTATATTGGTTGGCACATGGTCAATCACCAATGTTACTGCAAAATAAATAAGGTACCTACGTTTCTTAGCAGTCCCAGCAGAATATTTTATGCAAAAAATATTTCGAAGAGAAGATAACAACTGATGGATATATGGATTATTTAATGTATCGCATTTATTAAAGATAGCGTCCCACAAAATCCAGATAATATCATTTTTATATTTATTATCAACAGGAACAAGTGTGCGCGTTTGACACTTAGATGGTTGTTTTCGTTTCTTGCAAATTAATTCAAATTCGATCATCCATTCAATCCAATAGCACGCATTGAATATGCTATGACTATCAGACGATAAATGATATGCGAACTCGTTTATTGCGATGTATAGTTCCTTTGGGTCATCTTCTTTCATAATGCGTTCGGCATAATGAATATTTGGCGCCTTTAATCGGTCGGTCATTTGCGTCATATCAAATTCTTCTTCGCGGTTTATTTTAATGGTTTCAAAACTATTTTTACGATTGGACGTAGTTAATGTGCAAATTACCTCGGAGAACAATTCACGTATGGTCGGGTGATTGCGCAATTGCATTTCGTATGTAAAGTTGCCTTGTTCCATTATGCTGCGAAATAGGTCAAACCGTTTTTCCAAATAAATCACGATTTTCGGGTTACCGATATGAATATGTTTTCCCACAAAATGGAGTATAATCTCCCATATGTCCATAAAATGTCCGGCGCAGATTAATTCGCAGCACCAATGGCAAGCTGGTTCTACTTTCCCGTTAATCATACTTTCAATCAGCTTGCTACGAACCGCGGTCTGTTTGTAATTAGAGAAGGATACCGATTTGAAATCGCCAGGTTGTCTGGCATCGTTTATATTTGTATTATCTGCTACACTAGGTAATTCTGGGTCCATTAATTTATTGTAACTAAATGTTTATTGTACTATACACATACAAACGCCCGCCCATTTTGAACACAAACCAATAAAAAATATATAGACCCCAAATTGCACGATTGCATTATTATTCTGTAATAATGCGTGGCACTACATTAATGGTTTGTAGTTCTTGCGCCATTAGTTTATATGCATATGGTATTTCAACCTTTGCGAACTCGGTTTTATTGTCGCAATTCTTGCAAATATGAATAGTGAAATCCGCACTTTCATATAGACGACTTTTATTGCCATCGTTGTAAGATGCTGTCATACCACACGTTTTACATACGTGCACGCTATATTTATCTGAAACATCATACATTCTTTCTCGACAGAACCTCGTCATTCCGTGAGCAATCATAACATCACGTTCCATCTCACCTATTCTGAAACCACCATCACGGCTTCTGCCTTCTGCTGGTTGTCTGGTTAGATTTACCATCGGACCAATAGACCTGCTATGTTGCTTGTCACTTACCATATGTTTCAAACGCTGATAGAAGACTGGTCCAATAAATACACTGGTTTCTAGTTGATCACCAGTTAATCCGTTATATAGAATTTCATTGCCGTAACTTTCGTAACCGATCTTTTGCAGTTCCTTTGAAATGGTTTGAATGTCCATATTGCCAAAACTAGTTCCATCACCAAACAGGCCAAGTTCAATGAGTACTTTTCCCAACAAGGTTTCTTTCAGTTGTGCAATTGTCATACGAGACGGAATAGCGTGAGGATTGATAATAATATCCGGACGATGTCCGTCCTTGGTGAATGGCATATCGCATTCTGGAATAATATTACCAACAGTACCTTTTTGCCCATGGCGCGAGCTGAACTTGTCACCAAATATGGGTTTGCGGAGAGTTCTCACGCGAACCTTGGCGAAATTGTAACCATCGCCATTTCTGCCAGTATAATTTTTATCAATGTATGTATCTTCATTCGTACGAAACGTCTTACTTTGATCGTCATACTTAATGGTCTTAGTAGGATCATTACGGTTTTCTTTGATTGGCACGATTTTGGCGATAATCACATCGCGATTTTCCACGAGCTCATTCTCGGGAATAAATCCAGCGGTATTTAGTTTATTGTAGTTGCCAAACTTTACACCGCGGGTCTTGGTCGGGTCAGGACGACATCGGATAATTTCATCACGAATAATATTCTTGTCTTCGTCCTTTTCCGTGTGGTAAATAGTGGCGAGAAACAGTCCTCTGTCAATAGACCCCTTATTGATGAGCACACTATCCTCTTGATTGTAACCCGTGTGGGTCATAATTGCTACGTGGATTTGTGTTCCCGACGGGATTTTGTTTAGATGGATGAGGTTCATCAACCGTGTTTCTACCAATGGACGTGTCGGGTAATTCAAAACATACGCAGTCTTGTCCATTCGCTGATCATAGTTGGTTGCATATACACCAATTGCCTGTTTACCCATAGCACATTGGTACGTATTTCTAGGTGCCTGATTGTGTTCTGGGAAGGGAACGCAGGACGCAAGAACTCCGAATATAGTGCTGGGGTGGATTTCGCAATGTGTATACTTAAAATGCGCCTTTATGTCTTGAATGTATGAACTCTTGCATTTCATTGCAATCATAGCATAATTCTGTTCCTCGGGGTCAATGTATTCAATGACCGATTCCGATAGCTTGCAATTTGTCAGCAAGTCATTCCACGTAATTTCTTTGTTGGAAAGCTGTTTAATAATATCGGACGTGATAAGCGCCTTGTTGTCGCGCACACGTAATACTGGACGAGTTAGCCGACCGCCGTCGTTGCAAATGCGTATTTCTAATGCATTGTAGTTAAATATGATGGAGGTGTATATATTGATAATGCCTTGGTATTTCTTATCAATCATATTCTGATAGAATGCGATGGGTGATTTGGCAATCCCAACCCAGCATCCATTTACAAACACCTTTACCTTTCCATATAATTCGTGTGGCTTTGCGTCGTCTACTGATAAAATGTGTGGGCTTACATATTCGTAGAGCGAGGAACTATTTGTCGGAATAGTAATATGCGCCATATAACTAATGTTTTTGACAACACCAATTGACTGCCCCTCCGGAGTTTCCGCGGGACATAGGAAGCCCCACGTAGTATTGTGCAATTTGCGCGGCGCGATTAATTCGCCGCTCTTCTCCAACGGGGTATTAATTCGGCGAAGATGGCTTAAACTGGACACATATGTGAGACGATTTAACACTTGCGCAACACCAACCTTGCTCGTGTTGGATTGTTTGATACTGAAATCACCAGTAGATAGCGCACGATTAAGCCCATTTTCAATTGTCGTTGATTTCATTATTTTATAAATATTAATATTGTTGATAATGTTGGCATAATCTTCGGTAGAACGCCAAGATCCGCTATTAATTTCACGCACGATATGCTTCTGCATTTCCTTAACAAGTTTATTAAAGTAGTTACGAAATAGATTGTTTAGTAGCGTGCCAGTTAATTCAATGCGTTTGTTGACATAAGAATCACGGTCAGATGCCGGAATGTATCCCAAGCTGGTCTGAATGAGCTTATGTGCCATATATCCGATGAGGTATAATTTTTGTTGTAATGTCTTGCAATGCGGAAATAGGTCGTGATCAAGCACATCCGCTGCAAATTCTCGCTTTTTGCGTTGTCCAGTTTCTTTGTCCATATTGATTGGGGTATAAGCAACATATGTGGCGATATGATTGAATGCATCTTGTTGTGTCATATATTTATTCGCATCAATCGCAGACGCTTGTAGATGCGTAGTTTGAATGCCTTGATTTCCAGCATCGTTATTTAATAATATGTAACTGCATATTTCCCTATCGCTGATTACACCAAGAGCACGAAACAGTGTGAATAATTCAATCGGCTGTTTAATGCGGGGAATATTTACGTATATTCCATATCCAAAACCGTTATTTTTATTTGAAAGCATCATTTCAATTTGTTTGGGAGAGATGCATTTGAAGTCGGGCACGGATTTGATTTCAGCATACCACGACCATTTAGTAGTATTTTTGCCGTCAAAGCAGTAAATGCGGTTTTCGGCAGCACGTTCTTGTCCAAGAACTGTTTTTTCGGAGCCCTTGATAATAAAGTAGCCGCCGCAATCCATTGAGCATTCGCCTGTATATTCGTGACTGAGATGTGGGTTCTGGGTCAATACACACACTGAGGACTTTAACATAATCGGCAACTTGCCAATATTGATTTTGGGCAATGTCTTCTCAATAATGCGGGGTGTATCCATGCAGTCGGTCGTGCGAATGACGTATTGTATATTAATGTCAACAGTCATAGTGGAAGCATATGTAAAGTTACGCGTCTTTGCTTCTTGTGGCAACATAGTCTTTGTTGCACCATTATTTTCGTGAATTTGGGGAGGATACAACTTGAAGTTTACAAATGAAATGAATATTTCTAAGAAATACTTGTCCTTTTCTGCCACATAATCGTTTTCCGAGTGAATAGTAACAGGATTGAACATTTGTATAGTTCGTTGAATTTGGTAATTGACGAAATGATTATACGATTCAATCTGATGACGAACCAAACGGTCAAGATGCTTTCCGTCAAAGTATGTTTCTATAATGTCAAACGGTTCTTCTGTGTAGTTACCCAAGTGGTCTAGTAATTTTGTTTCTTCTGCGGACAACTTGGAGATGTTCTCGTCAATGCACGATTGCACCGTCTTCTCCATCTGAATAATTTTCTCAATTTCTTGTGCAATCTCATTGTCCGAATAGCTCGGATTGAGTTTGCCCACAGACTTTGTGAATTTATCCATACTATCGTCATTCATATCTCCGTACAACCCACCCACATTTGCCGATTTCATTTCATAACTCATTTTAACAATCTATTTGTATTACTATTTCAACATTATGACATTTTCAATTTTTTGCCAATGCTTCGCATTATGTTCAATTAAAAAACAGTATAAAACTTAACCGATGTACTACTTATCCCATGTCAAAATATAAAAAGTTAGTTAAATTATTGGACGAGAGTGCAGATGCTGTTCCAAGCAAACCGCATCCACCAGCATTGCCGCCATTAATAACATCCCATATTCCATATCCACCACCAATATTACAATATGGGCATGATCCATTTTATCTGCCAGATTTGGATTATCATTTATGGCATTTGTATTTTCAACCGATTGATCTATTGTCTCCGCCAGTATCGCAGTATTCGTTATGGAAAGCGCAGTCGGAAATAAAGCTTAATCCGACATTGTTTGAACCAAATGTACCAGAACCACTATGTCCAGTTCCGCCACCAATTACATCCACGTGTCACATAGACATTTCAGTGAATGATATAAGCGATTTACTTGCAATAACTGATAAGCATTCATATTGCCCAAATACACAGTACAATATTGACTTGGAAACGTTGCATAAAATTAAAGACGAGTTAAAACTATTGAATAATATGATCGGCATGGATACATTAAAACAGTCAATCGTGAACCAATTATTGTATTTCATACAAAAGTTGCACGTTGGAAAAAATGTAAGCGATTTCAAACATACGGTTATCTGTGGTCCGCCTGGAACGGGAAAAACCGAGGTCGCGAGGATAATTGGAAGAATGTACTCAAAGGTCGGAATATTAAAAAAGAATGTATTTAAGAAAGTTACCCGTAACGATTTAATTGCAGGTTATCTAGGACAAACAGCGATTAAAACAAAACAGGTTATTACCGACTGTTTGGGTGGAGTGTTATTCATAGATGAAGCGTATTCATTGGCATCATCAGATAAAAGTGATAGTTTTTCAAAGGAGTGTATTGATATTTTATGTGAAGCGTTAAGTGAACATAAGGATGATTTGATGGTTATTATCGCAGGATATGAGAAAGAACTGAACGATGCGTTCTTTCCAGCAAATCCAGGATTGTCGTCCCGATTTATATGGAGATTTACTATGCAGCCATATACGATGCAAGAACTAGTAAAAATAATGCATAAAATGGTGGCAGATCAAGAATGGACATTAGATGAGGACGTAGCTTTGACTGAAAAATGGTTTATGGACAAGAAGAAGAGTTTTAGTAGTTATGGGCGCGATATTGAAGCAATGATTACATATATAAAGATTGCACACGGGCGGCGAATATATGGAAATTTAACGGCAACCAAAAAGTGCATTAATATGAACGATTTAAATACGGGATATAAACAGTTTGTCGCGAATAAGAAACAAGAGGAGACCGTTAGTTTTGGGTTGTATGTGTAGGCATTTTAGTGTATTGGTTACATTATCTGTTTTTTTTCCTTTCTCTAATATATCAAATGAGTGAACACAAACAAATTAAAATAAATATTGCGGATTTTAATTTCAATGCAACACGAAAAAAGAAACCAAAAGATAAAACTCAAACTGCAAATGAAATAAAAATTAAAACGCCCACAAGTAAACCAAAAGTGGATACTTTAAAAAAACGGACATTGTTGAAAATGATCAGGCAACAACAAGAAGACCGTTATAATAAATTGTTCGGCACGAATAAAGATAAAAGTAGTGCCGCAGTCGATGCAAAAGTGCCAGAGATAACCGAAATGAATACTGAATTAGAAAAGGCAAAGGAATATTTAAACAATTTGAAGGAAAAGCAGGAGAAATCACATAATGGACATAATGCAACTATTAAACATTATCCGGTGCTGCATTCATTGCAATCTCCTGTTGCAAATTCGGTTTCTTCTCAGGTCACAACATCAAGCAATATAGTCCATAGTATGCCCCCTAAATATGGTTGCATGAAGAATGGTCAACTACCAACATATAAGACGTATATGCGAACTGCAAAGAACCAGCCAATTATTCAAATCGGCAATCCAGTTTCATCAATAGTCCATACCGATAATATGCAACCAATACAGCATCAACCTCAATCAAATATAATATCTAATATAGGATTAACAGGATTAACAACGCCAGCAATAGCTCCTATGTCGGCAATTAGTCTCCCACAATCAGGAATATTTAATGTACCAGTTGCTCCACAAGCCGACATTCGTTCAAATGCAAGCGTAATTGATGCGAAAATAGCGGATGGTTTAAAGAGAATGTCGGAATTAAAACAGTCCGATGCCATATTAAATAGTATAAAAAATAAATATCGCCCAAAAAAGATGATGCAGCGAAAAACTGTGCGCCGAACATATAAGATTGGACGATCGAAGGTGTTACCAAGGATTGCCGTATTGGTTTCAAATAAAACAATACGTAATAATACTACGACTAAAACACAATTATTGAAGCAAACTTCCTTGCAAGACGTAAAAAAACACCTTATACAACGCGGGCTAATACGGGTTGGGTGCACTACCCCTAACGATGTGCTGCGTAAGATGTATGAGAGTACAATGCTTATATGTGGAGATGTTCAAAACCATAATGCAGATAATTTGTTGTATAATTTTATGAACGACGACAAAGACCATTAGAACATTATAGTACGAAGTATATGGTCACACCAACTACGAACATTCCAATGATGTTCAGTTTAATATTTTCTAGCCAATAATTATTGGTATAATCTACCAAGTATGTCAATTTATCTGCATATCTAGAATGCATATAATTTTTGTTTGCGGCTTTGCAGTATATAGCACGATTATCATTTCCATAGTCTTCTATGTAATCTTCTATATCTAGATATATGAACTGTCCATAATCATTGTCATTAGTTGGTGCCATTTACATATAGCATTATTATATTTGGTTGAATAAAACAAATTAAGTTATTAATCAATTTTACGTGAGTGAGCGTACACTACGCCATAACAAATTATTATTTTCTTGTATTCGCTGAAAATAGTCATATTTTATATCAGTGTCCCATCGTAAGCCGATTAGGTAATTGGCTTTGGATAATCCTTGTGCAGTTTCTTGTCCACAATTGTGTACATATGTAAATGCAATAATTCCGCCAGGTGTCAATATTTGTGTAAGATATTGCAGCACATTTGAGTTAAATAAATTCGGACCGTATGGTGCAGGGCTTGTATTTAACATGATCAGAGAGTAACTAGACTTGTGCTCTTGTACGAACGTGCGAGTTATGTCATTATTGCCGAAATTCATGCTAAAATCGACCGGAAAGTATTCACTGTGTTCATTTTTTGCAGATTGGTTGTTCACCTCAGATAAATATGATAGTGAAATGTTTTGTGGGTCTGCATCTAATATTGATGCAGCCTTTTGAATAAGCAGTCCATTCACCACAGGATGATTGACTTGACACATAACCAAAACGTTTTGCATTGTAATTGTTTTGTGGAGTGGATGAATAGTTGTTCGTTTCAATTTTACACTTTGTAATTTACATCACTAAACTACTATTTTGATAATGTATTTACAAATGCAACTGCACCGATGGTGTCAATTCATAATTAAAATTATTTAGGATATATTAATGTAGCGATTATTATATCTAGTATGTCAGTAGACCAAGCAGTATTCACATACGCACAAAAAGCCGAATTAACCGATTATGTAAATGCCTATCGGGCAAAGCATAATTCTCCTCCACTTGTTTGGGATGACACCATCTCAGCATTTGCACAAGAGTATTCATTATACTTAGTCACACACAATCTGTTTCAACATAGCAACAAAGAAGGTTACGGTGAGAACCTTGCTTATTTTCAAGGTTATCCTAACGAAATGATGACACTTATCAAGAAAAGCATTGACTTGTGGTACGATGAAATTAAATTGTATAATTTTAACTATCCTGGCTATTCGCCGAGCACTGGACATTTTACCTGCTTGGTTTGGAAGTCAAGTACAACATTTGGTATGGGATATTCATACAATAATGATACGAAGGTTGTGGATATAACGATGAATACCGCACCGCCTGGTAATATTATTGGACAATTCCAAGAGAATGTAAATCCACCAAATGGTACTATTCCGCAGCCCACACCTACACCGTATCCTGTACCGACGCCATCTCCTTCACCGATACCTTATCCGACACCAACGCCATATCCTACGCCCACCCCGACGCCATATCCTGTTCCCACACCGACACCTTATCCAATTCCCACTCCGATACCTATTCCGCCATATGACGCAACCGAAGATATACGACGAATTGTGTATTTGATATATTCATTAATCAATATGATTAATAGGAAACGTCCAATGAGAACCTTGATATATACGGTTGACGAAATTATATCAAATTTGAAGATGCTGGATGATAGTGCAATTTACAATAAAATGTACTTACTAAATCGTATGTATTATGTCAGATATGCATTACAAACTGGACGAAGTTCTCGGATGGTCATTTATGCCCTGACTGAGATTGCTCAGTCATTGACACCCACTGCATAAATATTAACTTGAACGGATATAGAAATAATATAATAAGTTATATTAGTTCAAAATGACAACGGTTCAACCCGCGGAACAAGGCATATATGAAGAATATTTTCGATTAACCCAAGAATATAAGACAAAATATGGAGCAAAGACGGTTTTGCTAATGCAAGTTGGTGCATTCTTTGAAGTATATGGACTAAAACGTCCCGAAACGGGAGATGTATATGGCAGTTCTATTATGGAAATGTCGGAGATTTGTCAATTAAATGTATCTGAAAAGAAATCCAGTTACGACAATTCCCAAATACTAATGGCAGGGTTTCGCGATTATACAATTGACAAATACATAGCAAAATTGGTTGAATGTGGATATACCCTTCCAGTATTTGTACAGGAGAAAGTGGGTAAAGTAGTGAAACGGGTATTTGATCAAGTATACTCGCCAGGAACAATCATATCTTGTGAAACAGATACACAGTCTAGTATGACCAACAATATTATGTGCATTTGGATGGAATTGCATAAACCATTTGGCAAGACATCACCCGTTATGCAGTCAAATACCCGCGAAAGCATTGTATATGGTGTATCTGTGGTGAATATATTTACTGGGAAATCGTCTATCTTCCAATACGAAGCACCGTTTTTTATGAATACAACTACATTCGATGAATTAGATAGATATTTGTCGGTGTACTCTCCGAGCGAACTAATTCTAATATCTCCATTTGAGGGGGACGACTTGCATCGCGTAGTACAATATTCTGGTATAAGAACGGGAGCAGTACATCAGATATGCACAAAAAACAAGGAAGATAAGGTGCAGACAAAGAAATTGAAACGATGCTCAGAACAAACATATGTAAAACAACTTATCTCGGCTTTTTATACGGAAGAAACTTATAATATCTGCACGGAATTTCAACGCGATACTATCGCAACACAGTCATTCTGTTATTTGTTGAATTTTATTCAAGAACATAACCCAAATCTTGTAAAACGCATTTCTATACCAGATTTTGATAATACGTCCACGCGTATGATTTTGGCAAACCATACACTTAGTCAATTGAATATTATTGACGATGCGATTACCAGCAGCAAACAATACGGGAACGTTTCGTCAGTTCTGTCATTATTAAATAAGTGTTGCACTCCTATGGGTCGGCGAAAGTTCCAGTATCAACTAACAAACCCAACATTCAACGAGGAGTGGTTAAATTCCGAATATATTATGACTGCAATGTTCTTGGTAGATGAACAAAGCCACTACATCGACGCGTTTAGAAAGTTATTGGGCAAAGTGCGCGATACTGAAAAACTATGTCGTCAGTTAGTTTCTAATAAAATATATCCAAGCAGTCTTTACCATTTATATGATAGTGTAAATATCATTCAGCAACTAAATATGTGTTTATATGAAAATCCAGAAATATGTCAATATTTATGCTCAGATTTCTTTGAAAAGCACAATATCGGACAAAGCTTTACATATGTGAATGAGATATGCACAAATATAACCGATTTTCTTGATAGAAATCTAATATTAGATGTTTGCGCCACAACCACCTCTATGACTGTATTTCCAAATAACATTATTGCCCCTGGAATTTCATCGGAAATTGATGCGATCTTGTGTAAACACAAGTCATCTGTCGCAGAGTTTGAAGAGATACGTGAATATATGAACGATTTGATGCGACAAAATGAAAAATCTAGCGACACCGAATATGTTAAGATCCACGAGACTGAAAAATCAGGAGTATCGTTGCAAATAACTACGAAACGAGCGACGGCTCTGAAAATGTATATGATGAAACACGAAAAATGTCTTCCATATTCATCCCCTCCAACGGATGATAGTAACGTGTTGCACCAACCCGCAGGTACTGAAAGTAATGTTTCAGCTCAACTATTTTACATTGGTTCAGAGAATACACCGGTAGTTAGTATAACAGACCTTAGGTTTGTTAAGACGTCGAGTTCTATCACTACGATTGAGTCTGATCGGCTTATCGCGCTTTCGCGTGAAATTCTAAATAGCAAAGACGAATTAAATAATGCGATAACAAAGGTTTATTTGGATATTATTGCCAAGTTTGTATCAGAGTTATTTATTGAACTAGAACACGTGTCAAAGTATGTTGCGAAACTGGATGTCATTATATGCAAGGCATATATTGCAAAACAGTACAAATATTGTGTTCCAACAATAGATAGTTGTGCAAGTAAATCATATGTAAACGTGCGGGAATTGCGACATTGTTTAATTGAACATATTCAACAAAACGAATTGTACGTGGCGAATGACGTGTCCATTGGAATGGACGACGACATTAACGGGTTTTTGTTATATGGAACAAATGCAGTGGGTAAGACGAGTTTCATACGTGCATTGGGTATTTCAGTTATTATGGCTCAGTCTGGATTATATGTGCCGTGCTCGCAATTTGTATATAAACCATATACTGCAATTTTCTCACGCATTCTAGGCAATGACAATATATTCAAAGGGCTCTCCACGTTTGCCGTTGAAATGTCTGAATTGCGTATTATATTAAAAATGTCAAACGATAATAGTTTGGTTTTGGGAGACGAATTGTGTTCAGGAACCGAAATGGAGTCCGCACTAAGTATTTTTGTTGCTGGGTTGATGGAATTGAACAAGAAGAATTGTAGTTATATCTTTGCCACCCATTTCCACGAAGTTACTGAGTATAGTGAAGTGACCGAAATGCCTAAGTTGGGATTAAAGCATATGGAAGTATCATACAACCGCGAATTAGATTGTTTGGTTTATAACCGTTTGTTGAAGCAAGGCTCTGGACCCCGCATATACGGTTTGGAGGTCTGCAAATCACTGCATCTTGAACAAGAGTTCTTGGAAACCGCTTATGCTATTCGGAATAAATATTATCCTGAGAACAGGGGCGAGTTGTCAAATGAACCGTCTGTATATAATCGCCGGAAAGTGCGAGGCAAGTGTGAGATGTGCAATAACCATATCGGCGAGGAAACACATCATCTAAAACAACAGAAATATGCAGATAAAGATGGATTTATCGGAGGCATTCACAAAAATCATCCAGCGAACTTGCTTACTGTATGCGAGAAGTGTCACGACAAGATACATTCACCGAATAATGAAAAGGCTGCTACGACGGCACCTAAGAAAACCAAGACGACGGTTGGGTACAAATTGTTATAATATAATAGTTGTTGTGCAGGTGTCTAATAATCATATTTAGAAATAATAACTATGATTTCTATTTTAATCGTAATAATTTTTTACTAACCAGAAAATAAATTATGTCAAGACAATGTATATAATGTCTGCAATAAATCAACCCGATATTATGAGCGGGATTGTCCCACGCATATCGGATGCAGTTAACTTGTTGAGTGCTGCGGCAATAAATGAAACAAACAAGCTATCCGACGAGGATTTCGTTGGCCTAATGCAAGAGTTAACGCAAAAGAATTTATCCGCATTAGAAAAGTTAACACAACAATTTAGCAAAAGGTACAAGGTCGCGTCAGACGAAGAAAAGGGAATTGCAAATCTACTGCTTTATTGTTTTAATGTTGTTGGATTGTCAAAAAATATGTTACCAGAAGAAGATAACGTACATGAATCCGACCGAGATGATGAATTGAAAGGTGGGATGTGGAAACGATTGTTTGGTCGTTCTACATCGGATAGTAAAGAAGTTGCCGTAAGACCCAATGTAGAACTAACAACATCCGCGATAAGGGAAAATGTAGGCGAGGTGGCAGAACAATTGAGAGCAAGCCGGAAAGCAGAAGCGAAAACAGATTTAGATGACGCTCTTGTCAAAATGGACGCTGCCAATACGGCTTTAACGAATTACGAAATTTCAATGTATGAGGCGGCAGAAGCAGATTTTAATATGACGTATGGCAATTTAACGTGGCAAGAAAAAAAAGCAACAGCATTAGAGGTAGTTGCGGGAACAGCAACTGGGGTAGTATCTGCACAGAGTGCGCACGCATTTGTCCATTGTATCTCTTTATTGTTTAAAGGGATTTTTTCGCTCTTTGCTGTACTTCTTGGGGGAGGGGGCGGTGGTTGGGGGTTTATTAGGAGCTGGACCACCTGGTTAGATGGGTTTTACAACCAACTAGACAATTTACAAGCGGCCGTAGAAACCGGCACTCAAGCTCTTGAACAATTGGGGGCAATTGTGGTTGGAATAGTAATGTGCATTGTCATGTTTTTTGTAATAAGGACAGTTATTAGTAAAAGGACTATTGCATCAAACGCGACAAAAGTAGATATACTTGTTTACTCTACGCCCGCAATTGGACAAATTCTACTGGCAATTCAAATGGCTATTGATAATCCGGAATATAGGGTCTTGGTAGAACGCCTGAACCGTTATGAAATTCCCTCTGCAATTGGTGATGGCGAATTTCAATCAAAAAATGATTGGATAAATGAAAATATTGAAAAGAGACGTGAGAATAATGAAAGATACCAAAGATTGAAAACTGCACATACTAATGCGCTTGCCCGGTATACGCAATCGGCAGATACTTATAATGGTTTAGTTCAGGCAAATATGATAAACTCCAATCAATATGGTCAACTATTGACTGGCTTGGTTAGTCATCACGTAGGACAAGAGACTCGTCAAGTTCCCATAATTGCTAATGGCAACCCTTCTGGTTATGCAGCCCTCGCTAATCCTTCGGTTTTTGCCATCACTAGTGGCACTGGAGCCACCGGCAATATATCTGACTTGGATGGTGGTAGAAAGACAAAAAAGAATGGCAAAGCGAATCGCAAACGTTCACTTAGAAAGCAATCCAAACGCCATTCAAAACAACCGTCAAGTAGAAACTATCGTAAGAAGATTACGCGAAAACATATGCGCAATAGACATTGACCAAACTAGCATAACAAATTTAACAAAACTGACTACACCATACTAAAATTATATTTAGTTGGTGTAATTCGTGCATATTTATTATATATGCACGAATTACGGTTTGCAATTGCCGTAGCATTTGCCATCATGGAAATAGTAGTCTTTATCCCTTAGGGTAATATCGCCATAATTCAATTTGTTGCGGGGTCCGAGTGCATCTCCGCTGACGCATTTTGACCCACCCAATAAAACACAGCATGACATTGCACCACAGTTATTTTTGTCAATTGCTAAACACATCTCTTCCAACTTTTCCGGTTGATCTTTATAATATGAACAAGCGCCACCCTTCATCGTCGCAGGGTCCAAATAGCTCGACGTAGAGGATTGTCCGGTGGTTTTGCTCAAATATACGCTGTCTTCATAACTAGGGACGTATGTAGCAGACCCGAATTTGTATGTGCCAGGTTGATAATACGTTTGTCCAGCGCCCAAATCGCCGGTCGGTTTTAGTTCAATCATTTTATTGTCTGGTCCAGCAACAAATGCTACTCCGGTCGCATCAGATGCGGGGGGAGTTTGGTCGGGTGTAGCAGCACTCTGCTTGTTTAAATTATCAGCAGCGGTTTGACCATCAAGTATGAGGGCGTTAAACCTCTCAACGTCTTTTGTATACGTTAACACCGAATTTTGATATCTAGCAAGTTCCGCTGTAATAGACTGTACCGCATTAATCTGCTTTGTTCGGTCTTCTTGTTTTGGTGTAGCATCTAGCAATTTTTGTGCATTGGCTAGACGAACTTTCGCATCATCAACCTGTTTTTGATATTTAGCAATTTCCGTAGTCATAGTTTGTATCAAGTTAGTTTGCCTTTTTTTGTCTTCTGGTTTTTTCATAGCATCCAGCGATTTTTTTGCATTAGTTAGCTGAACATTCGCATCACCAATTTGTTTTTGATATTTCGCAATTTCCGCTGTAATAGATTGCACCTGGTTAATCTGCTTTGTTCGGTCTTCTGGTTTGGTTGTAGCATCTAGCACTTTTTGTGCATTGGCTAGACGAACTTTCGCATCATCCACTTTAACTTGGGTATCAGTTACATTCTTTAATGCCGCATCACGTTGGGTAGTCAAGTTTACAACGTATTCATTTGCTATTTTTACTGCATCGCTATTGTCCATATTTTCAAATGTTGGGTTCCATAAGCATGGTATGCATAATAAGAAAATGATAGATAATACTATGAGTATCCAGAATAATGCTTTCATTCTTTTATATATTGTGCATATTTTTATCCCTACATTCATTGTAATAAAAAATTGAATTATCTCGTTCGTGTGTTCTGATAAAATAACAAGTAGTTTTATATAACTAAATAAGTTAAAATGATTATCCCAATTAAGTGTTTTACTTGCGGGGGTGTATTAGCAGATAAATATAGATATTTTCAAATGGAGGTTAGGCGAATTAAGTCTAGCAAGGGAATGTCCGTTGATAAGGTGGTGTATTTAACTAAAACAAATGTGGAGAAAACGCCGGAGGGAGAAGTTCTTGACAATTTAGGTTTGCACAATGTATGCTGTCGACGTCATATGCTTACCCACGTTGATATCGAATAAACAGTCAGTAATGCATTTATATAATTTTGGTTCGTTTTTTTATGCGTTAAATGTATACACGAGAATGCCGAGAATTAGTAAAAGCCGTAGGTCGCAAAAAACGACCAAGCGACGTAACAATAAGAGCACGAAACGAAGAATGCGTGGTGGATGTGGATGTAACAATGCTGCCCCAGCCCCATTAATGAATGGCGGAAATGGATGTGGCGCTATCAAGATGTCAGGGGGAGATGTTTTAGCAGGTGTGCCAAAAGAGGCATATTACCCACTTTCTAATGACAATAGATTACTAGACGCGAATCTATCGTCTAGAATAATCGGTGGAGGAAGGAAAACAAAACGTGGTCACCATGGCAAGAGGCATCACAAAGTGTCTGGCGGCAGTGCGTTGTCCCAGTTGGGGTCATTTTTCTCAGCGGGCTCCGCTATAACAATGCAGCCGATTGCAAACGCCCCCAATATGCATTCTCATCCACTTGTATAGGCGCAAGTTGGCAAAATATAATATAATTTAACTGTATAGACAATTAAATTATGTCTTTTGTAGGATTAAGAAATTTATGCACACCTGCATATGTCTACTTGGTTATTTCTAGCGTTGCATTGGTGGTAATGTTTTTGCAGAATATTGGCAATACCAAAATATACTGTTTAGGGTCGTATAGTTGCGACGTGTCAAACACCACTATGATCTTCGTCATTAAATTGATATACATCTTGTTCTGGACTTGGTTGCTCAATATTATTTGCCGTGGTGGAGCCACTGCGTTCGCGTGGTTGTTGGTCTTGCTGCCATTTATTATGTTGTTTTTGGTAATTGCAATGATGATGATGGGAATATTCTAATTGTGTACTTTGATCAATACAATAATTTATGTAAACGATATGATACTAAAAAGCTATCATATAGTGTAATGGAAAATAATGTTATGCGATATTTGCCGTACTATTTAGTACATCGGTGTATAATACCCTATACATACGAATTGCAGCCAAAGCACCTGATGCTGGACATTCGGAGTTTTCGCGTGGATTACTCGCTGGTAGAGAACATTTATTATACAATGTATAACAGCAGCATTCTCTTTACGGATTTAGCCCAATATTGCAATGGCACTGGTGCAGCATACGTGGATGACATTTCCCCAAAATATATCAAAATTCTAAGAAGACATATTGCATTGAAGAACAAAACGGACGAATACATTCAAACCCTTGAATTGCATAATAGATTTGGCGTTGGACCACGCACATATGCACGACGGTCTAGGATTATTTGGGGACTATTAACTCCTGTCGAAAGAACCGAATTTATCAATAGGTACATTTTAGAAGATGATGCGTTTCTAGAAAATTGAAATCGATATTGTTGAATAGAATGATATAAAATTATAAGTCTATATTTTATACCAATGAACCCAACACTATCTAATATATCGGAGGATGGCGACATCTATAAGTTTACATT